TTAACCCAGCCTTGTTTTCAGCCAGAGCCTGTACTCGCTCATAATCTCGCTGTAAATCGTAGGGCTGCCCGATATACCATAGCTCCCGGCATTGGCTGTCAGATAGGTATAGGGATTATTTGAATTTAACATATCCTCAAAGAGCTGGGCGACATTCCTTCTGTCGGAAGCCGCTGACCTTTCTTCGGCAAGCTTCTCCTTTTTAAGCTCAAATTCCGCCCGCCACTTACTTAACTCACTTTCCAGCTTCTGCTGGTCAAGCTTATAGTTTTCAGACCACTTGTAGAGCTCAGTCAGCTTCCCCAGCCTGTCCTGTGCAAGCTCAAGCAGCGCCTCTGCCTTTTCATACTCACCCTTAGCCCTCAGGGAGCTTATTTCACTGGCCGTATCGTTGGCCAGCTGCCTCTGCTCGGCTGCAATCCTTGCCCTTGAGCCCTCGGCTGCGCCCATTATGTAGTTATACTGGGCGCTGCCTATGCCGCCCTGGTCCCCTCTGAGGCTTGCGTACAGGGCGGCGTTGTCCAGGGCTTTGGCCTCGTCGATAGCCACCCTTGACCTCTCGCTGCCAAGAGCCGCCTTGGCTCTTTCTTCCGCCCTTGTCAGCTCCAAAAGCGCCGCCTCTGTCCGGCTGTCAACCCTGGCTGCCGCAGCATACTCCGCAGCCTGGTATAGCTGCCTGAGCTCCTCCTGTATTGCCGTCGTGTCCACGCTCCCGGCTGCAGTGGGAGGAAGCGGAGCTGCTGTTTTAACAGCTGTCTGAGCTGCAGCCGGCTTTTTTTCTTCTTCCTTGGCTGCCGCAGCCTGGGCAGTCAGGGCTGCCGCTGTGGTTTTTACAGCAGGCGCGGCGGCTGCTGTAGTAGTTACGGGCGCTGCTGTAGCAGCTGGTGCGGCTGCTGTTGAAGGTGCCGGTGTCGTCTGTGCGGCAGCCGTGCTTGCCTGCTTCGTTTCCGCAGGCTTCGTCTCGGTTTTGGCTGTTTTTTTTGCATTAGGATCAATAGTTATCTGATCAATAAGCTTCTCTTTCTTAATCGGCATAATATCCCCCATTTCACCGCACAGCGGTGATAAAAACGTCCGTAGGGCGGGATGACCACATCCCGCCGCCTTTGTTTACAGCAATTGCTTGTAAACACGTGAAGCGCCGCGAAACCAAGCCATCAACGGCAGGGTGAGGTCACCCTGCCCTACGTACGCTTGTTTTTAAATAAATGTCATATACCGTCTGCCATTGTAATGTAGCGGCGGATGTCATCCGCTATAACACAACTTATACATTGCGGTTTTTTTATTTGCTGCCGTAGGCGGGATGACCACATTCCGCCGTCTTTGCTTACACACTCGGCAGCTTAGATTATCAATGTAACTAATTTACTGTAGGGCAAAGGCTTGCCTTTGCCAACCGTTTGAGGACTTACGGAATTTTGATAAAACCGGTAAAGGCAAACCTTTACCCTACATTGTTGTAAAACCAAGCCATCAACGGCAGGGTAAGGTCACCCTGCCCTACGGTGCTTGGCTGCGTTTTTTCGTACACTTATATACATATAATATATATGTATATTCCTTACTCCGAAAATCGCCGCATCATCAGCCGCCCAAAGCCACATAGGCAAGCAGGGCCGCCACTGCCCAGTTGATGACACAGTTGACAACTCCCTCCCAACGCCTTGCAGGCTTGTCCTGCATGTTTTTAAGCAGAGCCTTTACCTCGGCAAGGTCCTCCTGTACCCGTTCGGACAGCTGACGCAGGAGCGCAAAGCTTATGTCCCCCTCGTGGAGCCTCCGCTCATGCTCCGAGACCTTTAGTGAAAGCTCCCTTACCGTCTCCTCATTCATAGGCTAACCTCCATTTCGCCGTTAAACGGCGGTACAAATATTCAACTATCAGTCTTTTTAGTAAAAAAATAGGTGATAACCGCTGTCACCACAGCTGCAAATAAGTCCTCGGAAATTTTAAGGCCGCTGCGAAAGGCCAGGACGCAGAGCGTCCCCACCAGAGCAAAGGTTACGGCGGTCTTGACATTTATCAGGGCCGCCGCATTTTCCAAAAGCTTGGTAAATACAATTTTCATAAGGCCAGCATTCTCCCTATCACAGCGGCAAGCTCCGCCCTTGTCAGATACTCGTCCGGGTGGAAGAGGCCGTCTTCCCTGCCCTTAAGCAGACCCTGTTCAGCGCAGGCCTCAACATAGTCCTTCGCCCAGTGCCCCTTCATATCGGGAAAGAGGGGCGGCAGGCCCTCAGTAAGCTCCTTAAGGGGGAAGCCTCTGCCGGGGCAGGCCGTAGCATCAAAGTCACTGTGGCAGCCTGTTTCTATGCCCGGATAACGGGCCTTAATGTCAGCAATCAGCTCTGCACCTGCCCTTTTCTGTGCCTCGCCCATTACGTCGTTTTCAAAGTTGCCCTCGAAGCAGACGGCAATGGAGCAGTAGTTTTTCCCCACGCAGTGTGCCCCCACGGTATCCTCCGGCCTGCCCCTGGTAACCGAGCCGTCCTTGCCCACATAATAGTGGTAGCCTATGCCTGCCCAGCCCCGGCTCAGATGATAACGGTGCACAGCCTCGGCAGTACAGTCGGCAGCCGCATGGTGGAATATTAGCAGCTTCGTACTCTGCCTTTCCTCCAGCTTAGCCGCCCAGTCCCAGTTTTTTCCGATTATGTTCATTTTAATGTTCCTTTCAATATATGGTAGGGCGGGGTGACCTCACCCCGCCGTAAGCCCTTTTACGATAGTTGTATTTATCCCATGTCGAACTTAAGCGTAAAATTATAGCTCTCACCGACACCCAGGGTCACCGGCTCCGCCAGCAGCTTCCTGTAAACCAGAACGGCCATGGAAACAGGGGATCCGGAGGCTCCGTTATACAATGGCAGGTAGATCCCAAGCTCGCTTACCGTGACAGGTGCAGAACTGTTGTTTGTCATTGTCCTTGACACCCAGCCGACCCAGCGTCCGGCAGCAGACCTGTATGGAATGCCGTAGCTGTAGCCCACATGGCTAAGCTCAGTAATATCGCTGAGGCTAAAGTCCTCCTCATTTTCTTTACCTGTGCCTGAGCCGGGAGCAAGCAGGGGCCCAAGCCCCGCTGCCACAATCATTTGGGAAAGAGCCGCAGCTCCGGAGGCATTAGTCCAGCCGCCGGAGATTTTAAGGCCGCAGAGCTGGGAGCTGCTGTAGCTGCCGCTTCCGCCCTCGGAGGCAAACCAGCTAAGAGCCCCGGCCCCTATACTCCCGTTGTGAGCCTTAAGCGCCCTTGAGCTGCCGCCGAAGACATTAGGCTGGGCTGTCTCCACACTGCCGAAGAGCCTTATCGCCTGTATGTTTTTCCAGTTTCTAAGAAACATAAGCACCTCTGTAATATAAAAATGGCAGATAATATCCGCCGCTACGAAAGCGTAGGGCGCGGCTTCCCAGACGCGCCGAATGGCCGCAGTTTAGCAACGCGGCGTGTCAAGGATGCTGCGCCCTACACATATACTATATATAGTTGCTTGCGCATATATAATATACCATCTGTAGGGGCGGACCCATGTGTCCGCCCGCCGTCTTCCCTCGTTTCCGCTCCGCCGCAACTCGTGCTGCTATCCATAAGTGAATTCCCCTGTCCCCGCATTGACATAAAACACACCATTTACCCCGTCATAAAGACCGGGCTTTAAGTCCGAATTACGCACGCAGGGTATGAAATGCCTCACCAGGGTATTGCCATCCCAGATTTTACAGCTGTAGAGCCTCATAAGCGCCTTTGCCATATTGGTGGAGTTTGAATAAGCCTGCCAGAAGAGGGCTATGGGCACCGGCGTTGTATAGCTTGCGCTGCTGAGTGTTGCTTTAAGCACCTCGTCCAGATACAGCCTGTTCTTATTTATGTAAACCTTACATGGCACTTCGTCTGTCAGGGAACAGCTTATATCGGTGTAGTTTGAGGTCCCGAACTGGAAGGTACCGGTTGCGCCGCCTCCGTTCAGTCCGAATAAAAAGGAACGGTTTATATTGTATGCGCAGGCGCCGATAAGTCCCCACCAGCCCGGAGGGTTGTTTGACAGCTTAGCAAAGACAAGCTCAGCCGAGGTGTTGCCCGAACCCGTAACGCCGGTGTTTATATACTGACTGCCGGAAGACTGCAGGTACCGGCAGGCTGTATACAGGCCGCCGGACAGGACCGCCGAAAGCACGACCTCTACATCGGCTGTGACATTTTTGATGCGCAGCGTTCCTGTCTCCTGCTGCCAGGTATAACCCACGCCCCGGCTCAGCTCCGTTCCGCCCATAAAAACCGTTATTTCATCAGGCAGTGTGAAATTTATACTTGCCGTATAATTAACTGTAGCTTCCCGCCCCTTATACAGGGCTCCGCCGCCCTGGGAGCTGCAGCCGAATAAGGTCTCTGTCAGCAGGCAGGCTTCGGCTGCAAACAGGCCCGTATCCTGAGACATCGCAGCCCCGCCTGAACCGCCCGCATTTGTTCTCATAAGTCCCATCAGAACACCGCCCTGATCTGTAATATTTCTATTGCGGTCTGGGGAAGCTGGGAAGCAAAGATGCTCACCGTTCCGCTGCCGGTCTGGGCCACCCCTGCAAGGCCGCCTGCGGAGGAAGGGTGAAAAATTACCTCTCCGCACATGTCCGCGGTAACGCCCGGGCAGTTTATAAGCGCTTTATAGGGATAGCCTGCATAGGTTTCATCCGCTGCCCAACTCTCCGGAAGAACTGTTATGTTATTAAAGCTCAGCGCCGCCTGTAAGGCTCCGCTGACAGAGCCTATGCTCTTTTTCAGATTTCCGCTATTATCAAGCTCCAGCGAAATGGGCAGGCCGGAGCCCTCGGTGTAATACTTTATTCTCAGCCCGCCGCTGTCCTTGTATATAAGCGCCTTCCCGTTCTCCCCCGTCCCTGTCCCCGCACCCAGGGCAAGCACCGGCATAACAGTCTTGACACCGTTTGAAAGGGTAATTTCCCTGAACTCAAAGGCCAGCTTTACAAGCTCGGTGTAGTCGTAGGCGTAGGCCGGGTAGGGAGTTTCCTCCGCTGTCAGGCGGCTGTGAGCGGCATCCGCCCAGTAGTAGGGTCGGCCGTCAAAGCTAAGCTGCTTACTGCTTCCGTCCGTAGTTCCCGTAATAAAACGAAGCTGCTCATCCTGAATGCTTATATAGTTTATGGGCGAGGCATCGGAACTAAGAAAACGCTCCGCCCTGCCCCAGTCGGTCCTTAAACGATTTACAAGCAGGTCGGCTATATAGCCGTAGTTAACATAAAGCTCGTTTGTAATGTAGGTGTTGGTTATGGTCTGGGCCTCGCCTATGGGCAGGACGGCAGAGGCCAGCACCGTTTCGCCGGACTTAAGGCTGACTGTGAGGGTGCCGTTATTGTTGTTTACGGCTGTCAGGCTAAGCCCCGCCCTGGCCACCTTTGAGGAAAGGGCTGCATCCAGCTCCGGGGTCAGCACATTGTTGATATAGTTCTGCATCTGGGTATGCAGCTCCTGCATATCCGCCCTGACCTGAGCCTCATTTTCCACAAAGGTGGGGAAATCGTCACTGTCCGTCCAGTTTTTTGTAAATTCCTGTTTAGTTAGCGCCACTTCGCCGCCTCCTGATATAATAAACTACCTTATAAGGCCCCACTTATAAGGCGTAAACGCCTCGCGTTTACGCCGGGGGCATGTCATTACGGTGCCGAATACAAGCACCGGAATGACTGGGGGGTTACCGGTTTGCACCCATCTATTCACCGCTCCGCCGCCGAATATCTGTAAAACAGCTCGGCGCCGATTACGCACATGTCGGCCTCGGCCGTGTTATTCTCCAGCAGCATGGAAAAATGCTTTACCCGCTTTGAGCCGAAGACCCTTTTTGCAACCGTGGCAAAGCTGTAAACCCCCAGATCACGGTAACTTAAATCCCTCGGGGCCAGCCGCCAGGTCTTGTTGCTGCGGATGGAGCTGACCCTGGTGTCCAAAACATAGTCGTTGCAGTAATAAACGTCTATATTGGTGTTTGTGTCGCCCCTAACTATGAAAATGGCATAGAGCACGTCCTTCAGCCGCTCGTAGGTGCCGAAGGACTGGGTTGCAAAGCGGTAAACCTTATGTATGGGCTGGCCGTAGTCGGAGTAGCTGCGTGTAAAGCGTGTGAGCTTGCCGGCTGTATCCATGTGCCAGAGGCTGCTTCCGTCTTTAATAAAAGCGGCGGCCTCTATATTCGTATAGAAGAACCAAGCCGGAGCGGCAACAGACGAGAGCGTATAGTCCCATAGGTAAACATGGCCGTTCACCGCCAGCCAGTAACGCTTGTCGTCATCCAGTGAAATGGCCTGAGCAGTACCCCTGAACTTTAAGTCATACAGCAGTCCCCGGTTATTCTCCTCGGTGCCGTCTATGCCGTTTATATTGCGGGAAATCATTATAATGTTGTTCTCATAGGCGCTTGAGCTGTCCAGCACCATATGAACGCCCCGCTTCGAGTTGCAGAAGACCAGATTGTTCTGTATCAGCTGTATGGTATAGGGCAGGTCGCAGCCTATCGCCGAGTTAATCCCCACATAGGGCATTTGTATGAACTCTCTGCCGTCTATCTGCGTAAGGCTGAAGGAGGCCCTGCCCACGCTGCGCTCCTTAAAAATCACAAGGTAGTCCTGCTGTCTGCCGAAGCCTGTGATGGCCTCCCCCGCATCTCCCGCTAAATTATAGTGCTCCGCCGGGAAGTAGCCCGGGTCCATAATTTGATTATTCCCGTTCCAGAAGTAGGCATTGGGCTGTTCCCTGCAGCCGCCCAGCACTATGCATAAATCGGTATCCCCGCCGTAAACTGCGGCATACTGACAAGTCAATATACTTGACATATATTCCGGGTTGGGTTTTGAGTAGCTTATTTCCACCCCGTTATCACCGGATACTGCGGGTATGGTGTAGAAAGTAAGAGTCCCGGCTGCCAGGTCTGCTGAATAGTCTATAGCAGGATACATGGTCTCCCCGTTAACTATTACAGAGTCTATTGCTGTAATATTATCAACTGGCAGCTTATAAAAGGCCGTACCGTCCGCTGTAAAACGGACGGTTTTCTTTTCGGAATAACGGTTCTCCGGCTGGTACAGGTCGCCGCTGCCGCTTGCAGGCACCGCATTTATCATAATAACCGGTGTATAGGCACTAACCTTTACACAGTTAAAACCGCTTCCCGTATGGCTGATTACAACATAAACTCCAACTGCTTTGTAATAGAGCTTGCCGCTGTAGAGGAAGAAAACTCCCCTTGAAGGCTCGTAGTCCGTATACAGGGCGGCAAGGTCACAGAGCTCTGTAAGGCAGACGTTTTCGGCTGCGGGGTTGCAGTAGTAAAGCTTCGTCCCTATGTGCAGGAAGGCCCGATCCCAGAAGAGGCCCTCATAGGCGGCATAGCCCACACCGTGAGAAGTGTCATAGACCCAACTCTGCCCGTCTCTGCTGCACAGGCCGCCGTTAAACCAGATCAGGTTCTTCATATCCGGGCTCTGGTTATTGTCCATCCTGTAGTCCAGCTCCCAGAGGTTCAGGCCTCCGTCAAGGCGGGGGAAGCTGACCTTGTATTCGTTTTTCTTGTCCGGCAGCGCCGAAAGCTTAATTTTCATATCTTCACCTGGTTACATTTTTCATTGTTGGGGGTAGGGGCGGACCCATGTGTCCGCCCGTGGTCTTCCATCGCGTAAAACCGTAGGGCGCGCTGGAAGCTCTTAGCTGAAGTGCACTTCAGCTAAGAGCTAATGACGCGCCGCGAGTAGCAAATACCTTTTAATAAACTCCCGTAAGCCCGTAAGCATCCTCGATAAGCTCCGTCTCGCTCTCAACCGGGGGCTTTAAGCGCTCCAGCCTCGACTCAAACTCGTTATAAAGCGTTGCATAGACAAAGCTGTCCTCGCCTATGACAAGGTGTGCCGCCACATAATAGGGCACAGCCGCCGCCGCGTAATCCGGCAGCTCAAGGACGGTGTTGTCCGGGCTTGCCAGAGTAATTTTTGCCGGAGCCTTGCAATAGACAAGCACCGTGTCTTTAAGTGCCTCCCGCCGAATCGCCATTCTGCTCCTTGTGAGCATACGATAGTCCTTGTTAAAGCTTAGCCTGCCGCCGCTGAGCCTTATAAGCCCCCTTGAGGGCAGGCGTATAAAGTCCGTCGGAAAGTCAAAGGCAAGCCAGCCGCCGCTCAGCTCCGCTGTCTCAGCGGGCTCAAAGACAGCCTCTATGGGCAGGGCCGTCGTGGCAATTATGAGCATGGCGTTGTAAATCAGCTCCGGCATCCGCTTTAAATAGTCGTACTGATTGTTATAGGAGGAGGCTATCAGCTCTCCTCCTATGCTGTATTGATTTAAAAGCTTCAGGGCTGCATCCCTGCACTCTGCATATGTCATAAAATCATGCTCCTTATAAGGCTCCCCTTATAGGGGAGCTGGCATTCCGGTGCCGAATTCAAGCACCGGAATGACTGAGGGGTACTGGCTTGCACCCAGAGAAATACTGCTGCTTATCGTAACCCTTCCGTCACAGCAACACCTCCTTACTGCTATTCATAAATCGTCTGTTGCTGTGCCACCTCCCCTATTAGGGGAGGCTTTGCTACCCTATATTAATCACCGTGTCGCCCTTGGCTATAACCTTGCCCTCGGCATCGACCTCCACCACTCTTATGTACTTATGCCCGGTGGTAGGAGTAAACTCGGTGCCGCTGAGCTCCAGCTCGGTCCAGTCCTCAAGAACAATCTCGGTGCCGTACTCGGCTTCCTCCAGCCCTGAAAGAGCGGCGGCTGTGCAGTAGTACCAGGTGTTGGCGGCGCTGTCCTTAACAGCCGGATTAATGAGCACCGTGCTCTTCCCCGCATCGGAGGCTGCGGTGATGACGGACAGGAGCTTTAAGACAGGCTGGCTGCCGTGATACCAGAGCGCATCCGCCTTGGAGTTTAAGATGAAAAAGTCGTAGATGAACCTGCCCTCGCAGAGCCAGCCGGAGATTCCGGGAGGGTTCTCGTGGATTTTAAACTCCTCAAGCTGCTTGGGCCCGCAGGCAGCCATGGGGTGCAGCAGCAGGAAGGCGGCCCCTGCAGGCAGGCGGTTCGCCGGAACGCGGACTATTCTGCAGCCGTCAACCTCCCCCACCGTGCCCTTAATGAGCATCTTCTGGGCAAGGTCGCAGTCCTTTGAAAAGGCCGGGTCCCGCATTAAGAGGTTGGCATAGCGATAGGAGCAGAAGGCTATTCTGCCTGTGTCGGGCACATTTAAGTCCCCGAAGCGCTCATTTGCAGCAAGCAGAGCCTCGTAGGCACTGTCCTCGCCCAGTTCCTCTGCGGAGCTTGCCCCGGCGGCAACGGCTGCGGCGGCGAGCTTCTGGAAGCCGTAGGCATCGTATTCGGGTACGCAGGCCTCTCTGATCTGGCGCGAAAGAAATCTGCCTGCATCGGTGACGCCCTCGCTCTGCAGCTTGTCCCCCTTGTCAATAATGGTGGTGAAGCTCCTGTCACGGGTGATTGTGAGCTCCTGAACGTTTCTTGCCGCATCCCTGGGCGTGCCGTAGCGGCTGGTGCCGGTGCGGGCGTAGTCGTTCATGGGCGCTGTGGGTATGCTGTAGATTTCAACGGTCTTTGCCCCGGTGAAATCATAGTCGTTGTGGAGGGCGTTCACCAGAAAGCTTTCCTTTGAGAAACGCTCGTCCACCTTCTTTGAGTACTTCTTTGCAAGATTAATTCCGCCTGTAGCCATGTTTTATTCTCCTTTTTATTTTGATGATGATAGCGTTAATTGTTTAATAGCTGGTTCACTCATAATGAGGCTTTTGGAAACTTTTACAGCGGGACGACACATGGGTCGTCCCCTACAGTTAATTTTTTTTATTTATGCGTGCAGCTATATATAGTGCGTTCTTGGGGTGCGGCTGGATGCTCTTAGTTGATGTACCATCAACTAATGGCTAACGACGCATCAAATTTAATGATTTTTTGCTTCCATATGGGCCGTCCTCTACGACTTTTATTTTACATGTTTCAAATATCTATATTTTGAGTCTGTAGGGGCGGACCCATGTGTCCGCCCGCCGTTCCAAGCCTCCACGTGACTAATAATCGCTGTCAAAACCCTTGGTAAAATCGTCGGCTCCCGCATTAAAGCCGCCGGAGCCCTTTACCGGGGCCGCCGCCAGGTTCCTTGCGTTCTGCCTGAGCTGCCTGTTCTCGTTTTCAAGCTGCCTGAGCCTGTATTCGGCATAGGCAAGGCTCACATTTTTGCCCTTGACAGCCTCCCTCCTTACCTCCTCAGGCAGGCCGCCGTTTTTAAATGCGTCAGGATAGGTCTTTAGCAGCTGCTCAAGCTCTCCTTCGAAGTCCCGCCTTGCTTTTACTGCTTCCTCTGCTGCCGCATTATTTACATCTGACCTGCTTTCTGCTGCGGCCTGTTCAAGTAAAGCCCCTTCCTCGGCTGTGTTCGTACCCTCGGTTTGACTTTCCGCCTCTTCTTCCGGTATCCAGGCCTCGTCCTGTACCATTGTCTCTTCGTTATCCATTTACAGCTCCCTTTCTGTAATGCTATTTAACTTTACAGCCTTATTTTCATCCTCCGTATAGGCCTTCAGGCTCTCGATAAGCTCGGCCTTGCGGGGTATCAGCCTGTCGGGTATGCGCTCTAAATACTGCAGCATGTCCAGCACTCCCTCCCGGCGCAGATTGTCAAGGGTCTGAACCGTAGCTATCTCGCTGTAGTAATTGGCAGCCCCCACATCGGCCCTGCAGCAGAGCCAGAGCCGCTTAAAACAGCTGAAGTCAAAGACCTCGGCCGTCCTTGACTTCTCGGTTTTCAGTTTTAACAGGCCGGTAACGGGGTCAAGCTCCGGCTGATTGTCCCAGAGCCCGCTTTGGGGAACCTGTAGCTCCCTCTCCCTGACAACAGTACGCCTGCCGTAGTAGGTACCCATCATGTCAAGGAGTATGGCCCCTATGTCCTCCACCCATTCGTATAAGCCCGCACGAATGTTTTCAAGGGGCACCTCCGAGCTTTCCTGTAATACAAGTATGGCAGAGGTGTTATCAGGCTTAACATTTCCCATCTGGACATCGGTTGCACCCAGACACTCCTTGGTATACTGCAGGGCCTTGTCTATGGCGGCTATAATCTGGCTTGACATATCTGAGGGAGCTAAGTTCACCGCAGCCGAAGACAGGCTCTGCCCCGGAGCCAAGTTCTTAACTCCGATTGCCTGGCCTATCTCGCTGCTCCACTGGGGAATCAGGGCCGCGTTATATACGGTTTTGGGAAAGCCGGAGAGCTGCAGGTGCCGCATCACCATAGCAAACATTGTGTTTATGAAAATCTGGTTCGGGATAATCCCCGTCACCAGGGCCCTGCCGTGATACTGGTTTTTCTGCCGCTCCCAGTTGCCCCAGGCTATGGGATAGCGGCTCAGGCCTGTATCAATATCCTCGTAAATGACGCAGGTTTTAGTGGCCTTGGTCACATAAACCGTGGTGCTCTCCCGAAGCTCCACCCCGTTTTCAGTAAGCTCCGGTGTAAAGTGTTTTACCTTGCGGTACATGTAGGCGTATAGACACTTCCCTGTTCCGTCCTCCGCCTCAAGCTCCTGAGCCCTGCCGTAGGAGTTATAGTCCCTGTCCCTGCCTATGGTCTCGATGTCGCTCTTGTCATCGCTTTTGCCCCGGTAACTCAGGGCCTCCGCCTTAAGGCTGTCAGCGCTGGCCCTGCCGATAATCAGTATGTATGGCTGGCTCTCAACATCCGGCGTGTTCGGATTTCCGAACATGACGTTTATTCCGTCCACCAGCTCCATCCTGATTTCGCCCCGCTGACTGCCGAACATCCCACCGTAGGGGCTGGCCTGGGGGTCCCACCAGAAGTGGGCGCAGTAGTCGCCGGTCTGGGCCCCGTCAAAGAGGGCCTCCCTTATGCGGTAGTCCATCTTGAACTTTTCAAGCAGGTTCCGCACCTCCGAGGTGGCAAAGTCCGCCGCTGCGGCGCTCTCCTTATCACCATCGGTAAGAGCCTCAAAGGTTATGGTACAGGCTGAGGAGGTCAGTGAGGCCACAAAAAGGCTGGTTACCCGCTTGATTATGTTGAAAACCGGCTTCGGCAGGCGGCTCATGGCCTGTGTTTCCGGCATGTTCAGCCACTGGTTGCCGGAAAAGAACTCTATGTTTGTTGAAACAAGGCTGTACTGGTCCGGCACAAGGCTGCTGTTGTAGCTCCGCCCCAGCTCGTAACGTTTCCAGACCTCAGTAATGCTGTTTTCCATATGGCATCTCCGTTTTTGAGTTGTTTTGTATGTGTTTGGATAATTTGAACTGCAGATATAATCCATACAACGGGGCGACACATGGGTCGCCCCCTACCGCTTGTATTTCATATGTTTGCGAACCACTATCTGTAAGGGCGGATGCATGTGGAGACTGCTGAAAAAGCCCAGATTTCGGCGCGTCTGGGAAGCCGCGCCCTACGAACGCTCAACATATAGTTATGTGCACACTTGTAATATACCAACTGTAGGGGCTGACCCATGTGTCAGCCCGAACGTCGGACTTTTTCAGCAGTCTACCCATGTGTCCGCCCGCCGTTTCCCTGTGCCTGCCCATCGTAAACTTATTTTTTTATTCCGTAGGCGATGTCTGCGTTGTAGCCCAGGAGGTCGGCAAAGGCCTTTTCAGTTTCCATTGCGGCCTTTTCCTCCTCGCTTTCCTGTTTTCGTACCCATGTTTCGTTATTTATACTCTTGTTATTGTTTGCTGATAATTTTATGTCCCTGCCTGAATATCTCCCCAGCAGGCAACCGGTGATAAAGGCAAGGACAACGATTATGATGTAAAGTATGATCATATTTTTCCTTTCCCGGTATTGCTTTCTCGTGAGTCCCGCTAAATAGGCTCCCCTTTAGGGGAGCTGTCATTCCGGTGCCGAATACAAGCAACGGAATGACTGAGGGGTCACCTGTTTAATCCCAACTACTAATCGCACCCGCCCTACTTATACACATCGTATATCTCCCCGCCCAGCAGCCATTCCATATCCTCCCCGCCCTCGCTGACTACAGGCTCACCGCAGGAAAACAGCAGGTAGGTCAGGGCCTGGGTTGAGCTGTCAACCATGTCATCATGGGCCCCTCTGGGGAACTGGGCCCACTGCTCCACATAGTCCTCCGTCCAGCTCGCTTCTAAAGGCAGGAACACATGGCCGCTCTCTATTGCCGGGGCAACAGCCGCGGCTCTGGCCTCCTTGCCGCCTCTGGGGTCAACGGGAATGCAGAACAGCTCCCGCTGGAGGGTCGCGATAATTGCGCTGCCGTTAGCCTTGTCCTCCACCAGAACGGCAAGGGCGGTGGGGTACAGAGCCCGCACCGCCCGTATCGCCCGCACAGTGTCGGGAAAGTCCATGCGCTTATTAAGGCAGTAGCGCAGGTAGTAGTCATTCCCCAGCTTGCCCCAGACGGTGATGGCAACGAAGTCGCTGCCCTCACCCCCCTTGAAGGAGGCATCCACGCTGATTATCTCGGTGGCAAAGGAAGTAATCTCCTTCCTGTCATAGTACCTCCACCAGCTGCGGGGAACAACGTTGCCCCCCTCGGTTCTGGGCCTGCACATATACAGGGCATCCCAGGCCCGCCGCCCTCCCTGGGGGTCGTTTAAATAGCTCTCCTTATACTCCCTGAGCCAGCGTTCGTCCCTGCCCAGCTCCGGACAAAGGGGCTCCCCGGGCTTTCTGCCCATAGGGTCGTTTTCCTCCGCCTCCACCGGGAGGCGAATAAGCCGTGCTCGGGGCTCATACTTTAACAGCCTCCCGGCAAGGTCGTCCTCATGCCAGGGGGTCATAATGACTATGGCCTTGCCGCCGGAGGCCAGACGGGTCTTGAGGGAGGAGACCCACTCCTCCCAGAGCCTGCGCCGCCTAAGCTCGCTGTCGGCCTCAAGACGGTTTTTTATGGGGTCGTCAACGATGATAAGGTCGGCGGGGTTGCCGGTGATGCCGGACATAATCCCACGGGAGATTAAGCGCCCTCCGGCTGCCGTTTCCAGCTCGCCGGACCGGGCCAGTGTCGCCCTGCCTGTACCGAAGAGAGTTTCGCCGTACTTATTCAGCTTTTCGCTGTTCCTGCGCATGAAACGCTCGGCTGTTTCTTCGTTATAGGAGGCTATGATGACCCGGCCGCTTGGATTTCTTCCCAAAAACCACGCGGGCAGCGCCTCTGTTATGCTGGAGGTCTTGCCGTGCTGGGGAGCGGTCTGGATAACGAGCACTGCGTAGGCGGGTTCTTCTTCCTCAATAAAGCTCTGAGCGGCTCCGGCCAGAAACTCGCTCAGCTTAGTGCGTTTCCATCTGCTGCCCCCCACGTAGGCAAGGTAGTCGGGGTAGGACCTGCGTGCCAGCTCACGGCGCAGTTCCTCAAGCTTCAATCTGTAGTAATTTCTCATAATACTCAATCAGCGCCCGCAGCTGCGTAAGTGTCAGTGCGCTTAAATCTTCGGGGAGGCTGCCCACCGTCTCGGCTGCCTCCCCTACTATCTCTCTTATCGTGCCGAAAGCCTTAAGGTCTCCCCCCGCTGCCTTGTCTACAAGTGCCTGTGCTATGTCGCCCCTCCGCTCGTTTAGAAGCTGTGAAAGGCTGTCCCGGAGATTTTCGTTCTTCATCCTGTACTTCACCGCCTACACCATACAACAGATGCAGCATGAAATTCCATGCAATTGTGAGTTGTTGATTTGACTGTAGGGCAAAGGCTTGCCTTTGCCGCTTATTACTACGGCTTACATATTACCAATTTGCACCCAACCATATATTGTGCGCTGTAGAGGCGGACCCATGTGTCCGCCCGAAGGCCTGTATTATTCTGCAGCCGTGACCCATGCGTCCGCCCAACGCCCCACACAAACACATAGCGGGAAGCACACGCTTCCCGCCTAATGCAAAATTATTCTTATTATCGGATGCACGGCTACACCGCCTTCACAGTCAGCACCCGGATTTCCTTCTCCTCACACAGGGAGAACATATCCAGCGCCTTTTCGTGCAGGTTGCTGACCTGCCTGACGGAATAGAATAAACGCTCGCCGATATCCTCAAAGGTCAGTCCGTTTATGTACCTCAGCGCCAACAGATTGCGGAGCAGCGGATCCTCAAGCTTTTCGATATGGGCCTCAAGCTCCAACCGAAGGTCAACAAGGGCATCAACACGCTCGTCAATCATCTTGTCCAACTCACAAAGCTTTGCAACAATGTCGCCCAGCCTGTCCCCCTCGCTGCTTTTATGTCTTGCCTCGCCCCCGTATGAGGCAGTCACTCTTGTTGCCCGGGCAAACCATTCGTCTCTCTCCTCCATGAGCCTTTTAATCTCCACATCAATGAAGCGGTAACGGCTGAGATACTGCCGTTTTTCATTCCTCGTCAACCTTCAAGCCTCCCTGTTCGACATATTTTTTCATGCGCAGATAGTCTATCAGTTTAGGTTTATCATCATCAGTATCAGTAACAGGCGCTCTCGGAGCCGCTTCCAAGCCCCTTAGAAGCTCCTTAATCCGCTCCGAAAACGAGGTATTCTTAATGTCCTTGAGATGCGCTTCTATTGCCTTTCTGCAATTGGGTGATCTGTTCCAGTTATATGTATGCCAGTTAAGAATATACAGCTCTCTTGTTTCCCGATCATATTCTATTACCTTATGCTCCTCCTCAAGCCTCTGAAGCAGCCGCTCGACCTCTTTTTTTGATATGCCCATCTCGGTTGAAATCTGCTTGATGCCTATCTCATAGCAGCCGGATATGCTGGTGTGAGGGTTTGTTAAGAGGTAGAGGTAAAAGTAGCGCTCCCTTGGGGTAAAGTCCACCGCTATCTTAGTGTCGGTCCAGAAGGAAACATGAAGTGCTCGGTATAATGCCAAGGACGCCTCACCGCCTCTCCGTTTGTATGTAATTATTGAAGGTACTGGCGGTGAGGCTATGGGTCAAAAACGGCAAAGCCGTTTTCGCCAAGGTTAAGGCTATCGCCTTCATTACCGCCTCACGCCCCTCAGTCTTGCTGTAATTTATAGTAGTACTGGCGGTGAAGCTATGGGTCAAAAATGAAAAGCCGTACATTTTCATTTTTGCCAAGGATAAAGCTAAAGCTTTCATTTGCCTCACCGCCTCTCCGCTTGTATGTAATTATTGAAGGTACTGGCGGTGAGGCTATGGGTTAAAAACGGCAAAGCCGTTTTCGCCAATGTAGGGTAGAAACGCTTTATTTGGATGCAAATCTTTGAGTAAAATTTTGCTTTCTCTAAAGCTAAAGCCAGGGCCAGTGTTTTCAAACGACTATATTTACGCCTGTAGGGGCGGACCCCAGAGCCAAGCCCGCTTGGCTCATTGTCCGCCCGGGCCAT